AAGCACGCGGGCGAAACCCTCGGCGGCGGTGGGTTGCGCGGGGCCGACGGCACCGTCCACGCCAAAACCGGCACAGGCAATGCGATCCAGAGCCACCGCATCCCAGACAGCGTGTTTCGCATCATGCGGCACAAGGGTGGGCTGGGTGTTGCCGGATCGCACCCTGCAGTGTTCCCGGTAGCGCTGGTCGAGGCGGTGCTGACAGCGTTTTCGGATCCCGGTGACCTGATCTATGAACCGTTCTGCGGCTCCGGCACCCAGATCGTCGCCGCCGAACGCGCTGGGCGTCGTTGTTTCGCGATGGAGCTGGACCCAGTCTATTGCGATGTCGCGGTGCGTCGATGGGAGATGGCAACGGGAAATGCAGCAGTGCGCCTCATGACTTGACCTGATCGCGACAGACCTTCACTCTAAATACACCGATGGATTAACGCGAAATCAATGAAACCGACGAAAACAGGGAAAGACTTTGCGCAAGCCTGAACTGATCGACCTTGGTGGAAAAGTATTTTCCAGCAAAAGCAAAGCTGAGGCATTCGTTCGGAGCATCAAAGATGCACATGTGCCCGGTGATTTTCTGACCGGTGAAGAAGATGCTGCGATCCGCGCTGCTCTGCAGCGCCATCCCGGATGCGCCGAAAAGGTCGGCCTTGGTATTCGGCGTGTTGGGATCTTTGCCAATGGCGATACTCGCTCAGGACATGGATTTGGTGTTGAGCGTATGGATGGAACCATCGCGCGGTTTAGCTATCGCAACTGTTTCGATGCAAACCGTCGTGAGAACAGAGACCGAGTTAGTGAGGCTTTTCGGCAAGCAGTTCGATCAGCCATCTTGAAGTGGCGTGACAACACCTTCACCAAACATAAAGGGAGAATTCTCTGCCCAATTACGCAAACGCTAATTGATCCAAAATGTTGCCATGTGGACCACACTTCTCCTTCATTCTCAGAGCTGGTTAAGGAATTCCTCGCATCTGAAGGGTTGGAGATAGACGAGGTAGGCGTCGAGATTTCGCACGGCTCGCAGGTTGAAGCGGTGATCTCGGATATCGAGATGAGGAAACGCTGGGTTCAGTTTCACAATTGTAGGGTTTCGCTGCGAATTGTGTCTGTAGAGGGCCATAGGCTTCACCATGGCAACATCTCTGCCAGCGAATAGACAGCTTGGTGTGCGAATATATTTGATCGGGCGTAGCTTATTCCGCCGAAACACCAATTCGATAAACCCGCCCCCTGTCCCCTTCCTTCGCCGAGGTCACAACCAACCCCAGCTTCTTGCCCAGCGCTCCTGACATGGCACCCCTTGCGGTGTGTGCCAGCCATCCGGTTGCAGCCATGCTTTCCTCCATGGTTCCGCCTTCGGGCCGCCGCAAAATCTCGATCAGCATCGCCTGTTTGGTCCCGGCGCGCTGCTTGGGTTGGGCGGCGGTGGCCTCCGGTGGCGCGGGCATTTCAGCCGCATGTTTGCGGATGGCGACCACGGTCTTGACCACCACCGGCTCGATCCCGATGGCCAGCAGCCCGGCGTCCGTCACCACCAGCGTGGTGCCATGCCCATCGCCGGTCTCGCGCCAGAGTGGTTCTCCGCGCCGCAGGTTGGCGTCGACTTCCTGCAGCCAGCCGTGTTCGATCATCTTCGACACAGCCATCTTCGCCGCTGCACCGGCCAGCCCCTTGGGTAGCGGCAGGGCGATGTTTTCGGGGCGCTGGGCCCCGGCGCTGAGGATGATGGTCTGGGTATCGGTGAGTTTGGTCATGGCGTTTCCCTAAATGTCGTTGGTGGCAAGGAAGGTAGCGATGCGCGACATCAGGTCGTTGTGACCGTCGGCATCCGTGCCGATGATCACATCGCCATCGTCATCGCGGTCCAGATCGGCGATCTCGCGCAAGAGGGCGATGGCGGCGGCGCAGGCGGTGAGGCGTTCGGCCTCCCATGAGGCGGTGAGGGCGTCCTGTTCGGTCTGGTGGCGCTGGGCGGGATCAAGCGGCATGTTCGCCCTCCTTGAATGCGCTGTCGGTGATCTGGCGCAGCAGGCTGGCGTAGTGGTTCAGCGTGCCGACATCGCCCCAGTTGATCTCGTCGGGGTGAGCATCGAAGTGGTCGTCGCTCAGGGCCTTCAGGCGCTCCAGCATCGCGTCGATCTGGAACTTGGCGGTCATGAAGGCGTCGAGGGCCTTGGTGTTGTCAGTGGCGCGGCGGGTGGTCATGGCGGGGGTTCCTTGGCTGAGTTGCATCGTTTTCGTGTAATCACCATCGCTCTGGTGGAGCGGCTAGTGTAGGCAAATCCAAGCAATATCAGTGCTTTCTGATTACACTTCGGGCGCATCGGCCTTCGGTTCGACCGCCACCCACTGGCATCCGATCCACATGTAAAGGTGGGCGAATTCCCGCGTCGGGCGCGGAAGGATGCGCGGATCACGGGGCGGGCTGAAGCAATCCAGAGCGTCAGACGTGACCTGCCGGATTTCCCGTGCGGTGAGAATGTCCTCGGGCTTCCAGCGTGCCAGCGCAGGCAGCATGTGGGCGGGATAGCCGTCGAAATGGACGTAAACATGCGCCCATTCCTCGGGGCCGATCTGGATGGCGATCTGCGCGCGGGTGCTCATGGCCCTGCCTCAGATCAACTGCAGCTCGACCAGCACCGCGCAGGCAGCGGCCAGTTGCGCGGTCGGCAGGTCGATCTTGATGTGCGAGAAGAGGTCCGAACAGTCGGCCTTGATCCCGCCCTCGCGCAGCGCGCCTTCGATCACCTCCGCCACCACGTTGGGGCGGCTGCGGTCGAGATGGTCGGGCAGCGTGTCGATGTCGATGCGGATGGTGGTGGTGGCCATGGTCATGTCCTTGCCCTCCTTCAGCGGGCGGCAGTGGCGGCGGCCAGCATGGCCTTGGCACCGGCGACGCGCCCGGCCTCGTAGGCATCTTCCAGGGCAGCGCGGATTGCCCAGACCGCCACATCGTGGAAATCCAGCCGGTCGCTATTCTGGGCCTCCATCGTCTCGATACTGTGGAAGTGCTTGGTGGCGATCTCCAGCAGCAGGGCGTCGCTGGGGGCGTTGGCGGGGGCGGTCTTGGTGGTCATGGCGTCGTCTCCGGGGGTGAGTTGCATCGTTTTCCTGCAGCCAGAATCGCTCTTGGCGGGAGTGTAATCAACTGAATAAGCGGATCATTTCCGTTTAAGTTCAATATCTTGAGGTTCATTCAATCGCCATGGAAGGTATGTCAGAGCGGGAATATTCCGCCCATTCCGGCCTGTCACGCGGGGCGATCCAGAAGGCACGCCGCGCCAGTCGGCTGGTGGTTTACAGCGACGGGTCGATCAACGCAGCCGCGTCTGATGTGCGCCGGGCCGACATGACCGATCCGGACCAGCAGCGCCGCAGCACCGGCGGCGATAGCGGGTTCAGCGGTCCCGCAGACAGCTCGTCCTACCTGAAGGCCCGCACGGCACTGACGGTCTACCAGGCGCAGGACAAGCAGCTGGGCATCCAGAAGAAGAAGGGCACGCTGGTCGACCGGGCCCGGGCGGAAGCGCTGGTGTTCCGGTTGGCCCGACAGGAACGCGATACTTGGGTCACCTGGCCCAACAGAGTGGCGGCGCTGATGACGGCCGAAGTGGCCTTGGGAGTGGAGAAACAAACCGGAACGCCGGTGATCATCGAGGCCGCGATCCTGCAGAGGGTGTTGGAAGCCCATGTCAGACAGCACCTCGACGACCTCGCCGATCTCCGGGTTTCCCTCGGATAGCGCCGACACGGCTAGCAACGACCTGACGGACGACCTCGACCTTGGCTTTGACGGGGCCGAGGACATCCTGCGCTCCTGGCGCAAGGGCATGCGTCCGGACCCAGACTTGACAGTGTCGGAATGGGCAGATGAACATCGCTGGCTGTCGTCGCGCGGTGCATCTGAAGCGGGGCGATACCGGACAGCGCGTGCGCCCTACCTGCGCGAGATCATGGATGCTCTGTCGCCGCGGCACCCGGCCCAGCGCGTGACCTTCATGAAAGCCGCACAGGTCGGCGCGACCGAGGCTGGCAACAACTGGATCGGCTTCGTCATTCATCATGCGCCTGGCCCGATGCTGGCGGTGCTGCCATCGCTGGAACTGGCCAAGCGCACGTCGCGGGGCCGTCTTGATCCATTGATCGCGGACAGCCCGGCTCTGCGCGAAAGGGTCAATCCGGCCCGGTCGCGTGATGCTGGCAATTCGATGCTGTCGAAGGAATTCCCGGGCGGCATCCTGGTGCTGACTGGCGCCAATTCGGCGGCTGGCCTGCGGTCGATGCCTGCGCGCTACATCTTTCTCGACGAGGTGGACGCTTATCCGGCGTCCGCTGACGAAGAAGGCGATCCGGTCACACTGGCCGAGGCGCGGACTACGACTTTCTCCCACCGGCGCAAGGTGTTCATGGTCTCGACCCCGACGATCCGGGGATTGTCGCGCATTGAACGGGAGTTTGAGGCCAGCGATCAGCGTCGGTATTTCGTGCCCTGCCCGCACTGCGGGGCGATGCAATGGCTGCAGTTCGAACGCCTGCGCTGGGACAAGGGACGGCCAGACACGGCGGCCTATCACTGCGAGGGCTGCGAACGCCCCATCGCCGAGCATCACAAGACTCAGATGCTGGAATGCGGGGAGTGGCGCGCGACGGCTGTTTCCGCCGATCCGCATTCCATCGGCTTCCATATCTCGGCACTCTATTCGCCGCTGGGCTGGAAAAGCTGGCAGCAGATCGCGCGGGAATGGCTGGCCGCGCAAGGCTCGGAGGCAATGCTGCGCGTCGCGCGAAACACCCTGCTGGGGGAGACATGGGTCGAGAGCGGCGACGCCCCCGAGTGGCAACGGCTGGCCGAGCGCCGCGAAGCCTATGGCGGTGCGCAGATCCCCGTCGGTGGCTTGTTCCTGACGGCTGGCGTGGACGTGCAGAAGGATCGCATCGAAGTCGATGTCTGGGCCTGGGGCCGGGACTTGAAGTCCTGGCTGGTCGATCACATCGTGATTGCTGGCGGCCCGGACGATCCGGCCTGCTGGGACAAACTCACTACCCTCTTGGGGCGGACATGGGCCTGCGCAAATGGCGCGGTGATGGTGATCGGCAAGCTGGCCATCGACACCGGCTATGAAGCCCCGGCGGTTTACGCATGGGCGCGGAAACAGGGGTTCGACCAGGTGGCCCCGATCAAGGGCTTGGAAGGCTTCAACCGCGCCACTCCGGTGTCGGGCCCAACCTTCGTCGACGCCACCATCGGCGGCAAGCGGCTGCGCCGGGGCGCGCGGCTATGGTCGGTCGCGACAGCGACGTTCAAGACCGAGACCTACCGCTTCTTGCGGCTGGAACGCCCCTCGGACGAAGACCGGGCGCTGGGCGTGCTGGACGCACCTGGCACAGTGCACTTGCCCGACTGGATCGACACCGAATGGCTGAAGCAGCTGGTGGCGGAACAGCTGGTCACTGTGCGCAACAAGCGCGGCTATGCCCACCCCGAATGGCAGAAGATGCGCGAGCGCAACGAGGCGCT